TTAATAGTTCTTTGTCCACCTACAACATCATAAGGATATTCTGGAGGCAAGTAGAGTGCAAACACTCTAGATAATAATTTAAATTCTTGTTTCATTGAAGCATACAATCGTTTGTGAATTGCAGACATTGTTCTGCTGCCTCGTTCCAATAAAGCCACCGTCGTACCTACTGCTGCTTGTTGATTTCCATCCCCTATTTGTATGTCAGCAATTGAAGCAAAACGTTGACCTGCTTGAACCACAACACCCATTAATTGTAATAAAGTTTGTGAAGGTTCTTTAAATGGTAAAGGCATAAATGCATCTCTTAAGTTTCCTCCAGGCGCATCTACATCTCTAAACTCTCCAGGTTGAATAGGTTGTGCATCATCTCTGACACGAATACCTCTTTGTTTAAATCCTGATGGTAAATTAGATAATGTTCCAGCATCTAGTAATTGTCTTAATGCTGATGTAGCAGTTCTAGATAATCCACCAATCATATGGATTAATCCAAAGCCATAGAATCCTAAACCTGGTAAAAATTTAAAATGAACAAAATATTGGATCTTCTGTTTTCTAGGATCTCCAATATTATAGTTTCTACGAATAGATAAAATTTCACGAGAGCCTTCTTCTATCGTCACTATGTAAGGAAGTTTAATTCCAGTTATTTCCCCGTTGGGATCACGATCTTCAAAGCCCTCGATATCTAAATTTACATGACATTCTATTAAAGTAAAGATGTCATTATTTTTTTCTTTTCTAATTCCTTCTAATTCTCTCTCTTTGGCTTTTAATTGATTATCTACATTATCCATTGCAGGAGATAATTCTATATCTCTATAGAAACCATTGACTTGTTGTTTTCTTAAATCGTTTTCAGTTGTTTTAATGACATGCATTATAGCATCTGCATCATCTAATGATGTTGCAGAATAAGGAACTATTAAATCATCTGCAGGTATAAATTTTGAAACTGCTCTTTCAAGTAAAGAATCATAATAAACTTTTTTAAATGTAGATCCTGATAATGGTAAATAAAATAACATCTGATCAAATTCAGGTTCATATTCTTTCATCTGATCCATGATTTGATAATTCATAAAGTCTTTAACTCTATTTGCTTGATCTTCTTTTTGTCTATCATTTAATCCAACAACTTGAGTTCGCACCGGTCCGTCTGCTGGTAATAATTCTTTGTAAGCTAAAGCTTGAAATTGTGTAACTGCTTCTGCAAGAACTGGGTGAGTTGCACCACTCGCTCCTCTGAAAGGTTCTGTTCTTCTTTCATATTTAAATCCAAGTAGATCTAAACCATCGGTATAAGCAGTCTCCCAATCTTGACGTGAAGATCTATACTCTTCATAATTTTGAAAAAGTTCTGAACCTAATGGCATTAAAACTTCTTCTGGTAATAGTTCTGCTAAATTTGCAAAATGATCTGGAGTTTGTTCTTGATTAAAAGCTGCTGGTTCAAAATTAATTTCAACACCACCATCTTCCATAGGTGTAATTTCTGTATCTCCTTGAGAAGGGATCTGTTCTTGAGTTTCGATAGTTTGTTCTATTGAAGCTTGTGGCCCCTCAATCTCAATAGTTTTTCTAACTTCGTTTGGAAGTGATTTGTCTATAGTTGCCATTTAATTTTCCTGAATTTGTTAATATAACCTTTTTATTTGGAACATTCAACCCTTGTGGGTTAGGTCCTCTTAAAGGTGGTATTGTTCTTGTTAATTTTTTCATCTTATTCCAAAAGCAAATGGATCTATTCTATATCTTGCAATCAATGCATCCATTACAGGATCACCTGTAGTTATATTATTATATAATTCATATCTATTTGGAACAACAGTTGTTATTCCACCACCTCCATCAGGAGTACTTGGTGCTGATGTTTGAACATTTTGACCATAGTCTTGATCAAAAGATTCATAACCTGGAGTTGTTACTCCTCTTCCAATATTAGATCCAATTATACCACCAACAATTCCCATACCTGGTATTCCAGTCATCATACCTAAAGCTCTTCCAGCTAAAGATGCTGCTGTTAATTGTGATTGTAAATTTGCCATTGCTTTATCTGTTAGTGATTGTAATGCAGGCGTTGACATATCAACACCAGCCATTGCATTTGGTCCAACAGGTCCCATATCTGCATCGCTGTAATCTGTTCCAAAACCAGTTACATCTTGTTGTCCTGGTCCTGGTCCTACTATTCCACCTATATCAGGACTAAATGAATTTTGTGCTGCCGCTGCGGCGGCTGCTGCCGCGTTTGATGCTGCAGCTTCTGACTCTGCATCTGGTCCTATACCAAATCCACCTTCTGCTCCACCCGGTCCTGGTCCTGGCCCTCCGTGTCCACTTCCTTCATCGGATCCTCCTGGTCCGCTATCTCCTTGTCCTCCAGAATCTCCACCGGAACCACCCCCACCACCATTTAACGACATAATTCCAGATGGTCCTTTATTAGGTTTTCCTTTTAATGAACCATATAAATTTAAATCTACTAAAATTTTTTCTTCATCTTTTGTAATGTAAGCAAGATGTGCTATTGGATGATCTTTAGATGATCTCCATTTAACTGGAGCATTAACTGTTTTTTGTTTTCCTAAATAATTTAAAACACCACCTTGTTTAACAGGTTTTGTTGTACTGGGTTTTTCAATATTAATGTCGTATTTAATTTTTTTTTCAATCATGTTAATAATAACTTCTCTCTGTTCTTGGAAGTTCCTCATCTCTATAGTCTTCTGGGTGAGAAATCAAGCCACCTTGTCTAAATCTCATAACAGCTTGTGTCATAGAATCTACTAAATCGTCATGATCTCCATATGGAAAGGATGCACATTCCTCAATAACCTCTTGTGCAAACTGTTTAGATTTAGGTGCCCATATCATTCCAGATTCAAATAGAGGTGCAACAGCATTCACTCGTGCATGTTTATCATTACCTTTACTTGGTGAAAAATTAACAACGGGTATACCCATGCTTCTAAGTTCATAAGTTAATGGAAGTCCTGATGCTTTCGCTTCAACAAGAACTGTTTCAGGTTGCCAATACATATATTGTTCGTGGGCCAGGCGCCTTAATTCTGGAAACTCTAAACGCTCTTTCCTCGCATCTAGTAAAATTAATTGTGGACCAGAGTCCTCATTTAAATGAAACACGCCCCAGGTTGTGATTGCAGAATAATCCGCAGTTTCTTTTTTCATGAATGCCGTATCATAAGATTGAATGACATGTTCAAGAGGTGGAATATATTCTTCTTCCCAATCTCTCCACCACTCACGTTTAATGATTGCTCCTTCTTCTGCAGTTGGATCTTGCATATATTGAGCATTCCATTTTGCAATACCAGCAGATGCTTTAACCGCAAGTAAATCTTCTAACTTCCAATATTCTGGCCATACTGGTTTACCTGATGGAAGGATCGCAGGAAACTCTACCACTTCCCATTGATCTGCTTTTTCTTCTGCTGCTTGGGCCTTGATTAGTTGTGCTGTTAAATCTTTTGTACTCCATCTAGTCATAACTAAAACAATACGTCCACCAGGCTGAAGACGCTGACGGGGTCCTGAAGTATACCACTCATATGCTTTATCAAAAGCTGTGGCTGAATTTACATCTTGCTCTGAATGTGGATCATCAATGATGAGTAGATCAGCACCTCTACCGGTCACCGCACCCTGGACACCGACAGCAAAATATTCACCACCTTGATCCGTTTCCCAACGGCCCGCGGCTTTTGAATCTTCTTGTAATCTTGTATTAAATATTTCTCTATATTCATTTGAGTCAATCAAGTTTTTAGTTTTACGACCGAAACGTACTGCGAGTTCTGCAGTGTGAGTTGCTTGAATAATTTTTAGTTTAGGATTATTTCCTATCATCCAAGCAGGTAAAAAGTAAGAAGCAAATTCAGATTTTGTATGCCTAGGTGGCATATTAATAATTAATCTTTTTAATTCACCAGATTGTAATCTATTAAATTTATCTGCTACTTCTTTATGATGAAAGCCTTCAATAAAATCTGGCCAAATGTATTTTACAAAATCTAAAAAATTATTTTTTATATTATTTTTTCTAGCCTTTTCTATACGATACAAAACATTTAATTTTGTTTCCTTTCTTACTTTAGGGTCAGCTATATTATTTAAATTTTTTATTTTTTCTATATCAAGCATAATGTTAATTATGGTACCTTAAAAAGTTTATACCCTACCCGGGTGTATAAATCCAGCACTAAAGGGTAATGTCTGGGACCCCTTTTTTTGTTTTACCCCCTCCCCCCCTCTTGCTTAAAAGGTATTTGCCAACCCCATGGGACCTCTTCCTTTTTTCTTCGGGTGGGACCCGCCCTCATGTGTTTAGTGTAGTACAACTATAAAGTTAGTCAGCCACCACTACTAATAGCGTGTCATATATACAACACACAAGTCAGTGCGTTATTTTGTATAAAGATTTATTTCATTTGATAATCTATTTTTAATTAACGAAAGGAGAAATAACATGGCACTAGAGTACAACTATACTGAAGTAGCAGGTATAGATAAGTTCACTGATGAGCAACACGAGAACGCTAGTCAGTTAGCTTGGACAATGATGACACTACAGCTTAGAGAAATTACTGAAAAGAATTTAGATGAAGTTCTTTTTAGAATTAAATTTCTAAAAGAAATAAATGTTAAATTGTTCAGAGAAGAACTTGAGTGGGAAGTTATTAAGAAGTTTATGACTGACCATATCAATTATAAAACAAACGTGGGTAATGAATCGAGACATAAGTTTATTACTCACTGGGCTAAAGTTAAGGCGTCAATGGTTGCTGACAGTCTTAAAGTTAGAAACTAAAACAATCGGGGTGGCGAAAGCCACCCCACAACTGAAAGGTAAATATGCAAACAGTACAAACAATAAAAACAGAAAACTCTTTTGGCAAAGAAGTTAGTCTTACCAAAGAACAATTTGTTAAACGTTGGACTAGCTGGGCTTTTGATTATTATAATTTAGTTCACTGGTCAGAGGCAAAAGAGTTTGTAGACAAAGTTAAAAAAACTGCCGAAGAATATTTTGACAGAGAGATAGGCAAGTAATGGACTTTGATATTAACTTAACTGAAACTGTTGCATGTTCCCTGTTCCAAGAAACAGGGACAGCAGTCCAGGAGTGCGAGTTCAAGGCCAACTACATGACTGGCACTGACAACTCACTTGACGATCTAGAAGTAGTATCAGAGTAATCTTAAGAACAGCGCCCAGATTTCTGGGCGCTGTTATTCTTTAACGAAAAGAATTATTTAGCAATTTGTGCAAAGGACTTAGGCACACGCACCTCGATTTGTGCTTTATTGAAAACGTCATCTAAATTTTTCCAAACGTCCTCAATGGACAAGCCAGAATATAGAATATTCTTTGCGTCCTCAATACCGTTCTCAAGGTATTTAAAGAACTTGCCCTTTTCAGAGTTCTTATATTTTTCTTCAAGTTCTACTCGACAAGCTGATTTTATTGTGGACATAATACAATCTAAATCATTATCCGATCTAGATGATAAGTGCCATTGTCTTATCTCGTTCCAATGATTGAACTTATCTTTTAATGCTTGTTTTTTCTTATTAGCATTAACACTAAGAGCAGTCTCTTTCATATCTTTACTTGCTTTAAAATCAAGATATTCCTTTTCAGCTTGTTCAGCTTCTTTAATAAGTTTATCAAGTTTTAAAGTTGCTACAAATTTATTGAAGTCCTTTTCTAATTGTTTTTGAACTTCAAGTTCGCACTGTGAACGTATAGCGCTTTGCTTTTCTTGGAACTTGTTATTTATAAGTCGATCTAAATACTCAAGTTCTTGTTTTCTGATTGGTCTCATGTTTTTTCCTTTCGTTGTTGTTATGCGATTATTATATCCTACATTATCCTATCTTGTCAAGCTCTAAATTAATTATTTTTATTTTTTTTTCCGGGTGGCGCCCGCCCACATGTGTTTGTTGCTTTTTTATTTCTTCGGGTGGCGCCCGCCCACAAGTATTTAGTGTGCCTGCGACAATATGTCGCATTGACTTATTT